ATGAAAATCAAGTATGAAGTTTCTGGAGATGTTTATTCAAATCGAGAAAGAGAGAATCCGGGCCAAGAAAGGGTTATTAAAATTGGCAAGGAGCTCGTGTCAGTAAGCGAGGAGATTTACCGAGAGTATTATCAAATGGCCAGGCGTGAGCGGTATATGGTAAATGACATTAAAGTTGGACGTACTAATGTTGATGCAAAAAACGGAAAGGTGACTTTTACTCCAAGCAAAGAGGATTCCATTGAGCGTTTAATGGAGCAAGGCACTGATTTTACATATGACCAAGTGGTAGAAGACATTATTTGCGACAAAGCAATGCTTCTTATTTTACGGGAAGCATTGGCAGAACTAAATCGTGAAGAACAGGAATTAATACATGATCTGTATTATAAGGAGCTAACAGTCCGAGAGATTGGAATACAAGAAAAAGTTTCTCATATGGCTATTGTTAAAAGGCATATGAGAATTTTGGACAAGTTAAAAAAATATTTTTTATAAATTAGGTTTCCAAACAGTACTCCTCGTTGGCTATTAAGTGAAGGGATTAATTCTCTATCAAAAAATATGGAGGAAACTAGATGAATTGCAAAGCAAAAGTAGTTAACCAAGAAATCCAGGAGGAAATGATTGGTATGCTTACAGCAATAAGCATTGTGTCAAAAAGGTTGGCAAGTAAATTATTGCAGCTTAGTGAGCAAAAGTTAGAAGAAAAAGGCACACCAGCACACATCAATGAAGGAGGCAACAATTAATGAAAACCATCACGATTACAATTACTGGTGGCAGTTCCATATCCATTGTGATTAAAGAACAAAAACCTGATGAAAGTAAAGAAGCAAAAAGAAAAGCAGCACTAGCTTATTTGGACGCAATGTTTAAGCCAGTATTAAATTATGAAGTTTGAACCTCATACCTATCAAAAATGGTCAATACAACGAATTATTCAGACCCCAAAAATAATGTTGGCAATCGACATGGGTTTGGGGAAAAGTGTAATCACATTAACTGCCGTTACCAAGTTGCTGCAACACAATGACGTGACAAAGGTGTTAGTTGTAGCACCGCTCAGAGTGGCTAAGTTTACCTGGGAGGAAGAGATCAGGAAGTGGGACCATACTGCATATCTAAAACTGGCTAAAATATTGGGCAGCGAAAAACAGCGCACCACGGCACTGAACACCTCGGCGCATATTTATGTGATTAACCGTGAGAACTTGGAATGGCTAGTGCGATACTACGGCAGTAAATGGCCGTTCGATATGGTCATTCTCGATGAGAGCAGTAGCTTTAAAGATCACACCTCCAAACGATTTAGGGCAATGCGCAGAGTTCGTCCGCTAATAAAGCGGATCGTAGAACTAACAGGCACACCAGCACCAAACAGTTTGCTGGACTTATGGGCTCAAGTTTACCTTTTAGATAGCGGTGAGCGGTTAGGACGAACATTGTCTATCTACCGTGAGAAATACTTTGAGCCAGCCACCTGGGATAGGAACAACCCCCATATTGTCTATAAATGGCGACTAAAGCCTGGAGCAAAAGAGGTTATTTATGCCAAGATCGAAGATGTTTGCGTATCGATGAAGGCAAAAGATTGGCTGCTCATGCCCGAGCAAGTTTGCAACGTAATCAAAGTGCCGTTGCCCGAAAGTGCGCGAAAACTGTACAAACAATTAGAGAAAGATCTATTAATTTCATACGCGGACGGTAATGTGGTGGCGAATACGGCAGCCGTGCTATCAAATAAACTTATTCAAATGGCGAGTGGTGCTTTATACGATGAAAGCAAGAATGTCCGAAACTTACATGACGCCAAACTCAATACACTTGAGGATGTAATTGAGTCAGCCAATAAAAATCCGGTACTGGTGTTTTACTGGTTTAAGCATGATCTTGATCGGCTGCGAAAACGGTTCCCAAAAGCGCGGAGCCTTGACACAACTGAGGATATTGAGCAATGGAACAAAGGCGAGATCGATCTGTTACTTGTGCATCCGGCATCGGCAGGGCATGGCCTTAATTTACAAGCCGGTGGTCATATTATTGTTTGGTTTTCCTTAACCTGGAGTCTGGAACTATACGAACAAGCGAATGCGAGACTTTACCGGCAAGGACAAAAAAAGTCCGTTATTGTGCATCACCTTGTCGCTGAGGGAACGATTGATGAGATCGTAATGAAAGCATTAAATCAGAAGTCTTTAGGACAAGATGCCTTGATGGAAGCGGTAAAAGCCAGGATTGAGGAGATTCGTCAGATTGAATTGATGTCAGGGAGGAGAGCGGTTGACGGAAAAACAGTTTCAAAATAAGGTTATTCAATTTTTGAAAGATCAAAACATCTACTATGTAAAAGTATGGGGCGGAGGCTTCCAGCGAGCAGGAATTCCGGATTTGCTTTGCTGTATTCGAGGCAAGTTTGTCGCTCTGGAATTAAAAACCGAAAAGGGCACGCCCACAGTCTTGCAAAAATATAACATCTTCAAAATTCAGGAATCCGGCGGGTACGCTCGCATACTTCGGCCATCGGAATTTGCCAAGTTCAAGAGGGAGGTGATGGTCGGTGCGATTTAGTCACTCCAGAGTAAGCACATTCGTACAGTGCCCATATAAATTTAAACTTCGTTATGTGGACGGTATTACGACTATTGAAGATCCAAAGCCAGATGATCCGCTTGTAATTGGCAAAGCCATGCACATGGGAATTGAAGAAGGGATACCCGCTGCAGTTAAGTGGTACTCGGAGCAGTTTACTGTTCTGAACGATTTACACATTCATGAAATCATTAAACTCGAAATCTTGCTACCGAAAGTTAGGAACCTAATTGACTACGATACGGCTACCTTTGAGCTTGAAATCGAAACAGACGATTTCAATGGATTTATTGACTTGATCGTAAAAAATAGCGACGGCACTGTTGATGTTTTCGACTTCAAGTATTCAAATAACGTGGACAACTATCTTGAATCCGAACAACTGCATATCTACAAGCACTACCTTGAAAAGATTAACCAGGTAAAAGTTGGACGTCTAGGCTATATCTTTATTCCCAAAGTATTTATACGTCAGAAGAAGACTGAGGATATGTACCAGTTCCGCAGGCGGTTAATCCAAACTTTGCATGATTCCAAAGTTCGTGTAATGGAAATCATTTACGATCAGCAAAAGGTGGACCAATTTTTTCAGAACATCTCCAGCATCCAAGTAGCCGTTGACTATCCCAAAAACCCAACAAAATTATGTGACTGGTGCGACTACCAGGAACACTGCATGAAAGGAATTGATTATATGTTAATATTACCCAAAAATGAACGAGTGCAAGTAGACAAGGAGACCGCCCCAGTACTTTGGCTGTATGGCTTACCGTTTAGCGGCAAAACCACGTTTGCCAACCAGGCTCCGGATGTATTGCACCTAAATACCGACGGCAACGTCAAATATGTTGACGGAGCTCGCATTATTATCCGCGACGAAATTAAAGTAAATGGCCGCATTAAAGAAACCGTATTTGCATGGCAAATGATTAAAGATGCCGTTGAAACCCTTTGTGTTGGGCAGCACGACTTCAAAACCATTGTCATTGATTTAGTTGAAGATCTCTTGGAAAATTGCCGGATTTACATGTATGACAAACTCAGCATCACCCATGAGGCGGACGCTGGTTATGGTAAGGGATATGACATGGTAAGGACCGAATTCCTGCCGCAAATCAGACGGCTTACCAATGCGGGGTATGGGGTCATCCTCATCAGTCATGAAGTCATTTCGGAAATTACCAAACGTAACGGGGAAAAAGTGACAACCATCAAACCAAATTTGCAGGATAAGTATGCGAACAAGATCGCTGGTATGGTTGATATTGTTGGTCGGGTCATTATTGAAGAAGATGATAGCCGCTGGCTAAAATTCAAAACCGACAATATCCAGTTTGGCGGCGGTAGGCTAAATTTTGGAACAGATAAAGTAGAACTTGACTACAACAAATTTATGGACTTATACCGGACGGCCAAGCCGGAGACCGGCACGAGACTATCGGAGCCAGTAATTCCGCAAGAATTAACCGGAGAAGTTTCGAGTGAATCGGTAAGTGAAGTCACCAGTGCAGAAGTAACCAGTCCTGTACAAGAGGACAAGCCTAAAAGACGTTCTCGCAGGGCTGTATAATTATACATTACTATAAATTTGAGGGAGGAAATTTACTATGGCAAATGTGTGGGAGAAATGGAATAAAAAAATTGATACAGCTGGCTTAAAAGACGATGTCAAGAAAGCAGCGGAGAATAAACAGGATTTTAAAGATGTGCCGAAAGGCAAGTATGAGGTAAAACTTACTAAGCTAGAACTGAAGGCTACCAAAAAGACCGACGATCCGATGCTTTCGTGCTGGATGAAGGTCTTAGCGGGTCAGTATAAAGGCCAACATATCTTTTACAATCAAATGCTTACGACCGGCTTTGGCATCCATAACGCCAATGAATTCTTGCGGAGCTTAGAGAGTGGCGTCGAAATCGAATTTGAGGATTTCAAACAGTACAATGATCTGCTTATGGACGTGATGGAAGCGGTGGAGGCGGAGCAGTTAGAGTATGTTCTTGACTACGGCGAAAATGATAAGGGCTTTAAAACGTTCAAAATCGAAGACGTGTTCACCGAATGATCTTCTTCGATTTTGAGGTCTTCCGCTATGACTGGTTGGTGGTGTTGGCAAATGCCAACACCCAAACCTTCCAGACGATTATTAATGACGTAGATGCCCTTCGCCGTTTTTACGAAAAAAACAAAGAGGAAATATGGATTGGGTACAATTCACGCGGGTATGACCAGTATATCCTAAAAGGATTACTGATGGATTTTGACCCTTACGAAATCTCAAAATTTATCATAGCTGATGACCGCAAGGGCTGGGAGTACTCAAGTGCTTTCAATAAAATTCAGCTCTATGTCTTTGATATCATGACCACTATGCATGGTTTAAAGCAAATAGAAGGTTTTATGGGCAATGATATCAGGGAAACCAACGTTAGCTTTAAAACCGAAAGGAAACTAACCGAGCCGGAGCTAAAGCAAGTCGAAACCTACTGTCGGCACGATGTTGAGCAGACCATGGAAGTGTTTATAAACCGAATTGACGAGTTTGAAAGTCACCTGTCTCTACTCAATGCGTTTAAACTTCCACTAAAAATGATAACCAAGACCAAGCCCCAACTGGCGTCCATTATTCTGGATGCTAACCGCGAACACCGCAATGATGAGTTTGCAATTACATTTCCAGATACCCTACGGTTATCAAAATATCAGCATATTGTCGATTGGTACAACCAGCCGGTGAACCGGAATTACAATAAATCATTAAAAACAAATGTCGCTGGAGTTCCCCATATATTTGCCTGGGGTGGCCTGCACGGTGCGATAGAAAACTATTTCGGTGAAGGGATATATCTTAACATTGACGTGGCTTCCTACTATCCGGCACTTATGATTGAATACGACTATCTTAGTCGGAACGTGTCTGACTCTAGTAAATACAGGCAAATTCGTGATGAGCGCATTCGGCTCAAGAGAGAAAAGAACCCCATGCAGCAGCCCTATAAAATTGTGCTGAATAGCACGTACGGAGCGATGAAGGACAAATACAATGCGTTGTATGATCCTCGACAGGCCAATAACGTATGTGTCGGCGGACAGTTATTACTTCTCGATTTAATTGAAAAACTAGAGCCCTATTGCCAATTGATTCAGTCCAATACCGACGGTGTGATTATTAAACTTCAGAACGATGATGTAGATTTCATCAAATCGGTTTGCAGCGAGTGGGAAAATCGCACCCGCATGGTTCTCGAATTTGAGATGTTTGAACGTATTTGTCAAAAAGACGTGAACAACTATATCGTTCTTCATGCTGACAAGACCTATAAGTCTAAAGGGGCTTACGTTAAAAAACTGGACGTTCTGGACAACGATTTACCGATCGTAAATAAGGCGTTGGTTAACTACTTTACACAGGGAATGCCCGTCGAAGAAACTATAAGAGGCTGTACCAATTTAATGGAATTTCAAAAAATCGTAAAGGTATCCAATAAATACCTTCATGCTATGCATGGTAACAAAATCATAAGTGAGCGAGTCTTACGGGTATTTGCTTCCCGGAGTATGCGGGACCAGGGAGTTTTTAAACAAAAAACGCTCGATCGTATTGAGAAAATAGCCAATACTCCCGAGAGGTGTTTTATTGAAAACGGTAATGTAAATAACTTGCCGTTACCAACTAAACTGGATATTAATTGGTATATTGATGTGGCGAAAAAGAGACTGAATGATTTTTTAGTAAATTAATTCTGGTCAAAAAACCAGAAAAAAGCGCAAATTTCAATAAAATCTGGTCAGAAAATAACCAAAGCAATTTTGGAAAGCCGCATGGTTACTGGAGTTGCCACTTAAAACTGGTCAAAATTTGACCAGAAGAATAGTTAAAAAGACTAAATCCCTGGTTTTTTGACCAGGTAGAAATGAGGTAATTTTATGGAGATTTACAAGGGTTATATTCCAACATTGAATAAAAAACCGATAGGAAAGTATAAAGATACAAGTTCTTTGCTTACGTATGAACGTGCCCGAAAATTAGATGAGTATGCCGGTGTATTAGCCGAAGGCGTTGTTTTAGTTGACATTGATGATATGGAGATGTCGGACTTAGCCTTGCGTATCATGGATGGGCAAAGCATAAAAGTTCCGGTCATAGGTACGACTCGCGGCAAGCACTTTCTCTTTAAGACTACCGATCTTTCGGCCAACAAAACCGGTACCAACACAGCTATTGGTATCAAAGCAGACATTAAACTCGGCTCTAAAAATTCGTACCAAGTGCTTAAAGTTGGCGGCATAAAACGTCCGTGGATACGCAAAACTGACGAATTACCTGAGCTACCCAAATGGTTAGAGCCAGTGAAAAGTACGGTAGATTTTACCAACTTAGAAGAAGGCGATGGCCGGAACCAAGCTTTGTTTAACTATATTTTGACGTTGCAAGGCGCCGGATTTAGTAAAGCAGATATCATTGAAACGATTGAAATAATCAACCGGTATGTACTAAAAACGCCGCTAGATCAGCGTGAAATCGATAGTATTCTAAGAGACGAAGCCTTTAAAAAACAATCGTTCTATAAAAAGGGCACATTTCTCCACCATGACTTTTCTAAATATGTGGAGCGAGAGGAAAACGTTAAAAAGATAAACCAGGTACTGCACGTATATAAAGACGGTATTTATTCGAATAAACAAACCGATCTCGAAGCAAGTATGATTCGGCATTTACCGGAATTAACGCAAGCAAAACGCCGAGAAACCTTGGCTTATCTGGAACTTATCGCTGAAGAAACAGCAATGGCAACGGCCAATTATATTGCTGTAAACAATGGGATATATGACCTGGAAACTGATGGACTGCGGGAATATAGCCCGGACATTGTGATTAAGAACCGGATTTCCGTGAACTACGATTCAAGTGCATATGACCAAACTGTTGATAAAACATTAAACAAAATTTGCTGCCAAGACCCAGAACTTCGGATGCTTTTAGAGGAAGTAGTAGGATATATGCTGCTTCGGAGAAATGAACTCGGTAAGTGTTTTATTCTCATCGGCGGTGGTTCCAACGGTAAATCTAGTTTTATAGACATGCTTAAGTACTTTCTCAAACCAGTAAACTATTCGGCCTTGGCCTTGGAGGAAATCGATAAGCGATTTAAAACAGCAGAGTTATTTGGAAAACTAGCCAATCTGGGAGACGATATTTCCAATAAATACATCGAAGAAACCGCAATCTTTAAGAAACTAGTTACCGGGGAAACGGTTAACGTAGAGAGAAAAGGCGAGCACCCGTTTGAATTCGATAACTACGCGAAACTCGTCTTTTCGGCCAATGATATGCCGCGAATCAATGATCTGTCGGAAGGACTAAGGCGAAGGCTGATTATTATCCCATTTAACGCCAAGTTTAACGAAACTGACGTGGATTTTGACCCTAATATCACGGACAAACTTCAGACTGACTCGGCAATGCGCTACTTGCTGAAAATCGGGATAGATGGACTAAAGAAAGTACTTAAAAATAAAGGATTTACCTTACCTGCCATAGTCAAACGGGCACTTGCTCGATACGAAATAGATAATAATCCTCTCCTTGGATTCCTTGAAGAACATCCGAAAATCGAAAATGAAGTAGTCAAGGAAGTATATCTAAAATATGATCTCTGGTGCCGCCAAGCTAATCTGAAACCGTTAAGCCGTCCAATGTTTGGTCGTGAGCTATCCAAACAGGGTTTTAAAAGTAAAACAGTAACGATTAATGGAGAGAGCTTGCGTATTTATGCAAAGACGGATAAAGAGGCTATGTAATTAATTTGTGTAATTCAGTTGAACCTGATAGAGCAAGGGTTAGCCGGTTTAAATGACAAGATTACAGATGGTTTCACTTTCTTATTATTATAAAAGTATGGAAAGAAAAACTCTCATACACGTTAGATAAAACAGTATATAAGTATATATATATAATAAGAATAGCAAGAATCATGCCAAATATAAGAATCCTTATGCGACGCGGGTTTTGGGGACTTGGAAAGAGAAAAAATCGCTGATTTTATTTGTAATTTGTATCTGTCATTTTGACATGTATTTGTTCCGTAAAAATTCAAAGGAGAGCTAGCCATGATGAAAGTCGGATTTAAACTATTTACCTTGCATGGGCAATGTGAGGGCAAGGAAGATATAGCATGAACATGTTGCCGATTAATGCCGAATGGAAACGGCGCATCAAATGGGCGGATAAGCAGAAGAAACAGCAAAAGTCGAATGGAAAATTCAGTGGACAAGGCAAAGGGATAAAGCAAACGGCGGAAAGTAATCAAAGCAAGAATAGGAGCAGTAGAAAATGAATGCCAAGGAATATTTATCTCAGGCCTTCCGACTAGATCGAAAGATTAATAATAAGCTAAGGCATACGGTTTCACTAAGAGAAATGGCCACCCAAGGTACCAGAAGTATTCATGCACAGCGTGTGAGTGGTACCGATAAACACAGTCCCATGGAAAATGCGATCACTAGACTTGTTGATCTGGAATGCGAGATTGATGCTGATATAGATCGGCTTGTAGATCTAAAACGTGAGTTGGCTGCCTTTATTTCTCAGGTGGACAACCAAGTCTGTAAAATGCTCCTTGAACTTCGCTATCTTGAAGGAAATACCTGGGAAGATGTAGCTGAGCAAATGGGTTATGATCTTAGGTCGATTTACTGGTTACATGGAAAAACGTTACAAGAACTGGATCTTCGATTAAATAAACAAGAACTGGCTTAAACGCTGTAAATTATGGGGGAGTAAGACATGAGCATAGATGATATTGGAGCCAGAAACCTAATTGCAGGTATTTTAAAAAAAGCGTGTGATGATTATGCAAACAATAAGGGTTGCCCTGACTGGTGTACGTTCAGAGAATCTTGCGCGGACAACAAAATTGATTTTAAACATTGCGACGCGAAGAAATTTTTGCACTCTGCATGGTGTGCAGCACTTTGTGATGGGTTGGATATCGAACATGATAAGTATATAGCGGTCTGCATAAAAAGGCATAGACTAAGTAGAAATACTCACAAGTATGTTGAACAAGAAATTCGGCAATACAAAAATACGCTAAAAGAACTGGAATACCTAAAAAATGAAATCATATTGGAATCGCCTGAAAAACAAGAAGGGAAAAGCAGTGCAATTGGTAATCCAACTGCCAGTAAAGCTGTTAAAGTAAGTATGGACAAAAAAATCATTGAACTTGAGAAAACCCAAAAAGCGATTGAAAAAACATATCGTAGAATAAGCAATGATAAAAAGGTCGTTATGGAAGAGTATTGGCAGGGTAGATGTACAACTGCTGGATTAGCGTATCGAATTGGCGTTGATGAACGGACGATTAGGCGGTGGAAGCAATATATTGTTTACTCTGTGGCAGTAGAATTAAATTATTTATAAAGTGCCGGAAAATGTCCGATTTGAGGTGTTTTTATGTGTTAAAATAAAATCATGAGAGAATTATAGTTATAACGATAAAGCCTTCGGAGTAATAAACTCTGAGGGCTTTTCCATGTAAGAAGTTGTGTATATCAGTACACTTAACAGAGACTTGTAATAATTTCCCGGATAAAAAGATCAATTTTTTTGAAAATGCCCGAAAATGTCCGTTTTGGGGCATTTTTATGTGGTAAGATAATATCATGAGATAATTATAGTTATAACGATAACGCCTTTAGAACCGCGAGTTCTGAGGGCTTTTTTAATGCGCGAAAGGTGGTGCCTCCATGCCAATGAAACCAAAGAAACCTTGCAAACATCCAGGTTGTCCACTCCTAACAGCAGGTGCCTATTGCGAGTTTCATAGTAAACTACATAGCCATGACAGAGCCAGTGCTCATGAGCGTGGATATAATAGTCAGTGGCAAAAAGCAAGAAAACAGTTCTTACAAGCCAACCTCCTCTGCAGAAATTGCCAAAGCCAAGGGAAGTTAACTCCGGCTACAGTAGTGGATCATATCAAAGCCCATCGCGGTGATCAGGTACTGTTTTGGGATCAAAGCAACTGGCAACCCCTTTGTAAGAAATGCCATGATAAGAAAACCAGAACAGCCGATCAGTTTCAAGAGTACAGTTACTAACACGCTTGCAATTAGGGCGTGTTTTTTTATGCCATTAAATAAGGAGTGTAGGTTTATGATTGCATCGTCTGAGCAATCTTTAAAAAATAAAATAAGCGTATGCCTTCAATGTGGTCAGGAGTTCAGACCTACTCACAAAAACCAGAAATTCTGTAGTATAGCATGTGTAGGAATTTCTCAAAGGAAATTGTATATTTGCAAAAACTGTGGTATTGAATTCAATTTGAAAAGTGGAGGCAAAGGGATTTTTTGCAGTAGAGAATGTAGTTTTGATTATATTCATAAAAATAAAAAACAGAAAGAGCCAAAGCCTTTAGTTTCATGTGTAATTTGTGGTAGTCAATTTAAAGGAAAAGGAAATTCAAAGTTTTGTAGTGATCATTGCAGACGTGAATTTAAGCGGATCAGATTTAAAGAAAACTTCGTGTCCGTAAAAGAGACGAACTTATTTATTGAAAAACAATGTCCAGAGTGTGGAAATATTTTCAAAACCAACTATTATGCCAAAAGGAAAAAATTTTGTAGTGATGAATGCTGTAACCGATATTTTCAACGTGAGTATAAGATGGATCGAAAAGAGCAGCTACAAAAGGCTTATATTGAACCGGTTAGCTTTAAGAAAATATATAAGCGAGATAAGGCCATCTGTCAAATTTGTGGTGAGTATGTAGAGTATGATAAAACACCAACAAATCCAATGGGAGCAACTATTGACCATATTATTCCTTTATCAAAAGGCGGTTTGCATTGTATGAGCAATTGCCAGCTTGCACATCGTAGGTGCAATTCACTAAAAGGAAGTAAGATTGATTATTTTCACGAAGAAGCTTTGATAGGGTGGTAGGGGTAATCTACCTCCACGGGCGACGCCTAGAATGCCGCCGCCCCCCTCCGCGCGAAATTTCGCACAATAAACAGGAGGGGGATCGGAAACTCCACCAATTTTGAGGCACGCAGACCTTGTAGTATCAGGGTTCTGGCGTGTTATTTATTTTGCGTAAACGTATAATCGCAAAACAAGAAAGGGGATATCGCATGACGCCGGAGCAAAAAGAAGAAATCTATAAACTTAGGCTCCAGGGACTAGGGTACAAAGCTATTGCCCGGGAAATGCAACTCACTGTTGACGCCATAAAAGGCTACTGCAGAAGGCACCATTTAAATGGCCCGGCGGAAGTCGTAGAACTCAATTCGGAAGTAATCAAAGAGAAAAATGCCTTGTGCTTACACTGCAAAAATCCTATCCGGCAAAAGCAATATGGCAGGAGAAAAAGGTTTTGTTCGGATGCCTGCCGATACACCTGGTGGAATGAAAATCAAGATAAGCGAAGTAAAAAACCAGCAGCGATCTATCAGTACACCTGCCAAAACTGTGGCCGGAAATTTAGCGCCTATGGGAACAAGCAGCGGAAGTACTGTAGTCATAATTGCTTTGTTAAGTTTAAGTTTTGGAGTGAAGAAGATGGAATTTAAAAAGTTACCCATCGAAAGTTTAATACCGGCTAGCTATAATCCCAGGAAAAAGCTCAAGTCTGGGGATAAAGAATTTGAGAAGATTAAGAACAGCGTGAGCGAATTTGGTTATGTCGATCCGGTTATTGTTAATAAGGATCTAACAGTTATTGGCGGCCACCAGCGCATCTCGGTACTTAAGACCCTTGGCTATACCGAGATAGACTGTGTTGTGATTGACATTGATAAAACCAAGGAGAAAGCGCTGAATGTAGCTTTGAATAAGGTGACGGGCGAGTGGCAAAAGGATCTGCTGGCTGAACTTATCAAAGATTTGCAGTCTCTAGACTATGACGTATCTTTCACCGGTTTTGAACCTCCGGAGATTGATCAGCTTTTCAGCGAAGTTCACTCGAAGGAAATCACGGAAGATGATTTTGACGTAGATGAAGCGTTAAAAGAGCCGACAATATCTAAGCAAGGTGATGTGTGGCTTTTAGGTAAACACAGGTTACTGTGTGGGGATAGCACCAGGTTATCTGACATTGAAACCCTCATGGACGGGAAAAAAGCGAACTTATGTATTACCGATCCCCCATTCGGGGTTAATTTTACAGCAGGCAAAGAAAATGAGAGACTGATTTTAAATGACAACTTAAAAGGTCGGGAGTTTTATGAATTCCTATTAGCGGCTTTTAAAAACGTATACACAGTTCTTGACGACGGCGGTGCCATTTATATATTCCATGCAGATACGGAAGGCCTGAATTTTAGAAATGCGTTCAACGATGCCGGTTTTAAGCTGTCGAGTGTATGCCAATGGGTGAAACAATCGTTAGTGCTCGGGCGAAGCGATTACCAATGGCAAAATGAGCCGGTTCTTTATGGTTGGAAACCGACTGGTCCGCATAATTGGTATGCTGACAGAAAGCAGACTACCGTTTGGAATTTTGACAGGCCAGCAAAATCCAAGAGTCATCCGACGACCAAACCAGTGCCACTAATAGCCTATCCGATAAAAAACAGTAGCCTGTCTAACTGCATTGTGGTGGAACCATTCTCAGGAAGCGGTTCCACAATTATAGCCTGCGAGCAAACAAATCGAATTTGTTTTGCGTGTGAGCTTGATGAAAAATATGTCGATGTTGGAGTTAAGAGATTTATTGAACATGTTGGCGGTGATGACAGCGTGTTTCTTATGAGAAATGGAATCAAAATTAGTTATGCAGATATAGAAAAAGAGCAGTAGGTGGTTATTGAACTTCCCGTAGAACCCAATACTGTATACTTTCAGTAAAATGATACAATTATCAGATAATTAACTGGCTATATAACCTCTGTAGAGTTAATATACACACTAAGCTAAGAAGCACACTCGAAGGGGGCACAGCAAATGAAAACACAGAGATTCGGAATCGAAATTGAGATGACAGGAATTACAAGAAGAGAAGCGGCCAACGTTATTGCCAAATATTTTAGTAGCCTAGCGGAATACCGGGGTGGAGCCTACGACGAGTACCAGGTACCTGATAATAAAGGAAGAACATGGAAACTGGTAAGCGATGGGAGTCTTACCACCATGAAAAAAGTACACGGTAGATTAGTCACAGCGGATAAAGAATATAGTGTAGAATTGGTAAGCCCGATTCTTACCTACGAAGATATCGAACCATTGCAGGAACTGGTCAGACTTTTGCGGAAGGCGGGAGCCTTAAGCACCAGCCGATACAATGCAGGTATTCACATCCACGTCGATGCCAAGCCCCACACCCCGAATAGCCTGAAAAACTTGGTTAACTTAATGGCCAGTAAAGAAGAACTACTTTACAAAAGCCTTGCGATTGATTGTGCTAGAATGCGGTATTGCAAAAAAGTCAACGAGGACCTAATCACTGCCATCAATAAGAAAAAGCCAAAAACCTTAGCGGCTTTGGCCGATATTTGGTATGATGGATACGGGCAGGAAAGTAGAGAACGGCATTACCACAACAGTCGGTATCACGGGTGCAATTTACATAGCGTATTTACCAAAGGCACCATCGAGTTCCGGCTTTTTAACGGCACCTTGCACGCCGGAAAAATTAAAGCCTACATACAATTTTGTTTAGCCCTGAGCTACCAAGCCTTAGCGCAAAAGTCGGCCAGCGCCAAGCGAACAACCACCGACAACGAAAAGTACACCTTCAGATGCTGGATGCTTCGCCTTGGGTTAATTGGAAAAGAGTTTGAAACCTGTAGACTCCATTTTTTGAGAAATCTTAGTGGAAACTCAGCCTGGAGGAAGGCCGCCTGAAATGAAGGATAGGCCGCAAGGGGCAATACGCCCCTTGTTGGCTTTGATGGTATATGATTAGAACGTACGAAGGAGAAACTGATGGAAACAAAGATCTATGCTGCTTATGGCAGTAATTTGAACCTCAAGCAAATGAAGAAACGTTGCCCCAAGGCAAAGGTTATTGGCAAAGGTGAATTATTCGATTATAAACTTACCTTCCGGGGAAAACAGACTGGAGTAGCAAATGTGGAGCGTAGTGCTGGATGTACGGTTCCGGTTGTGCTCTGGATAATCACGAAAGATTGTGAGCAAGAGCTAAATCGTTACGAGGGCTACCCAAGACTGTATGGAAAAGAAATAGTTACCATTACGACGCCTGCCGGAGAACAAGAGGCTATGCTGTATGTTATGGCCAAGCAATATGAAACTATGCCTGCTATTCCCAGTGAATATTACTTTCATGTAATTCGTCAAGGCTATCAGGATAATGGAATTGACACAGCTCAGTTAAACGAAGCTTTGACAAATACTAAGGCAGAGTTATCATAAATCTATTGTGGGGTGAAGCAGAATGGATTCAAGCAAGGCAGAGGCTATAAAAAATGCAGTACTAACATGCCAAATTTGTAGTGGATATGCTGGCAAAGGGCTATGTGTTGGGCACAAAGAGATTGGCCTTAATTATGACTATCCGAAACAAGTTAGAATTAATATTATGTTTGTCGCTGAATCACCACCTAAGGTGGGAAATGGTTTTTTCTACGACTTATCGGGCCCAAAGGGCGATTTTAGAAGTAAACTATTCAAATACATTAATTGTGCTGGTTTGGGTTGTGTAGATACCCTGGAAGATTTCAAAAATAAAGGGTATTATTTAGCGGATGCCATTAATTGTCGGTGGGATAAAAGTAGCACAGGAAGCAAAACGCTTCCTAAATCAATATTTGAAAACTGTTCAATATATCTAGCTCAACAAATTGAGCTATTTAAACCTCGATTTATTGTAGCTATGGGCAAAAAATCGCAAGCGGCTTTAGAAACTAAACAGGTAAAGACCATCTTAGAAACATTAAAAGAAAAAACTCCGGTCGAAGATATTATTAAAATGACGTTTATTTTGACATCTCCACATGAAACTGACGAGCAGCGGATTGCTAAACTAAAAACGATAACTTTATAAGATTGCAATATATGTTAAGAAACATTAAGGAGCTTACACGAAAGTAGGCTTCTTTTTATTTGCAAAGGAGGTGATACCCATGGCCCAAAAAGGAAGGAAGCCAAAGCCGATAGCGTTAAAAATACTGGAAGGCAATCCGGGTAAACGACAGCTTAATACAAATGAACCTACACCAGTAAAAAAAGCACCCAAATGCCCAAGCTGGCTTGATACCGAAGCTAAAAAAGAATGGCGGCGATTAACTAAGCAGCTAGAAGATTTGGGACTGCTAACAACTGTTGATATGGCGGCCTTTGCCGGATACTGCCAAGCCTATGCCCGGTGGAAGGAAGCCGAAGAATTTATCAGTAAGCACGGCACGATTGTAAAAACCCCATCAGGCTATTGGCAGCAGGTACCACAGGTATCCATCGCCCAGACCTACCTTAAAATCATGAATAAACTTTGCGAGCAGTTTGGACTGACTCCATCCGCTCGGAGCCGAATTGTTGCAGATGCTGGACAGCAAAATGAGGCTGATCCGATGGAGCTGATTTTGCTAAGTGGGGGTAAGAAGAGTGTATGATGAGGCAAAAGCTCAGCATGCAGTTAGCTTTATCAACTGCTTAAAACACACCAAAGGCCAGTGGCATGGTGTGCCTTTTGCACTCTTACCTTGGCAAGACCAAATTATCCGGGACATTTTCGGAACAGTAAAAGAAAATGGCTATCGGCAGTACAATACTGCATATATCGAAATAAGCAAGAAAAATGGAAAGTCGGAAATCGCCGCCGCAGTGGCGCTATATATGACTTGCGGCGATAACGAGTGGGGAGCCGAGGTGTATGGCTGCGCTTCGGATCGGCAACAGGCGTCCATTGTATTTGACGTGGCGGTCGATATGGTTGACCAATGCCCGGCGCTACGAAAGCGGATTAAGCCCATAATGTCAGTCAAGCGTCTAGTTTATCAGCCCACCAATAGCTTCTACCAAGTACTTTCAGCCGAAGCCTATACTAAGCATGGATTAAATGTTCATGCCTGTATAATGGACGAACTTCATGCGCAGCCCAATCGTAACCTTTATGATGTCATGACCAAGGGCTCCGGCGATGCTAGAACGCAACCTTTATTTTTCTTAATCACTACGGCTGGCAATGATCGAAACTCAATTTGTTATGAGGTACATCAGAAAGCAAAGGATATACTAGCCGGAAGAAAAATTGACCCAACTTTTTATCCGGTCATTTATGGCATAGAAGATACCGACGATTGGGCTAACGAAAAAAATTGGTATATAGCCAACCCATCGCTTGGCTATACCATAGATATAGAGAAAGTCAGAGCTGCTTTTCAAAGTGCCAAGGAAAACCTAGCCGAAGAGAACCTATTCCGGCAACTGCGGCTCAACCAGTGGGTAAAACAATCGGTTCGCTGGATGCAGATGGACCGCTGGGATGAATGTGCTTTTCCCATCTATCTTGAAAGCTTACGCGGCAGAATATGCTACGGGGGACTGGATTTATCAAGCACCACAGATATTACCGCCTTTGTCCTGGTATTCCCGCCATGTGATAGCACTGAAAAATTTATAGTGCTGCCATACTTTTGGATTCCTGAAGATAACTTGGCCACAAGAGTTCGGCGAGATCATGTGCCCTATGACATCTGGCAGCAGCAGGGCTACATTAAGACCACCCAAGGTAATGTGGTCCATTACGGCTTTATCGAAGCCTTTATTGAAGAACTCCATACTATATACAACATCAAGGAAATAGCCTTCGACAGATGGGGCGCTGTGCAGATGGTACAGAACTTAGAGGGCATGGGTTTTACCGTCATTCCTTTTGGACAAGGGTACAAGGATATGTCGCCAGCAACTAAAGAACTCATGAAGCTTACTTTAGAGAAGAATATTGCACATGGCGGTAACCCAGTGCTCAGATGGATGATGGATAATATCTATGTCAAAACCGATCCCGCTGGCAATCTTAAGCCAGACAAAGAAAAAAGCACCGAGCGGATTGATGGTGCAGTGGCATTGATTATGGCATTGGATCGCGCTATAAGGAATGTGAATAAGGCTAGCGTGTATGATGAGAGAGGAATATTGGTGCTATGAAGTGTCTTTAGTAACCTTGATGTTGGTAATTAAGTACCATTTTTTGCAAGGTATTAGATATTAAAGCTAGTATATACTATGAGTGTAAAGGGTCTGTAATGGTCGAGCCAAGATTGGTGTCGGATATCTTATGGTGTTCGGCATCAGTCGGCCAAAGATTGGCGTCGGGTCGAAAGGCTCGGCGTTAGTCGGCGGGAAGGTTGGCATAGGTCTTGAAAGGCTGTACGGTAGCCCAACTGTTGCCGTGTGGTCCCAAGGGATTTATGTTGGTCGAGCTAAGACTGCTATGGGTTGTGAATGATACGGGTCGTTTGCAGTCGGGAGATTGCAGGCGGTTCAGTAGCTATCTGTGGTAGTCGAGCAAAGGTTTGCATCGGTTGTGTAATGCTTGTGGGTAGGCGAAAGTTTGCGTATAGGTATGTAATGATCGGTGTAGGCTGTAGCGTAGATCATTGCGGGCTCTTTACATTAACAGACTAGTTGAGCCGCTCAGTAATGAGTGGCTTTTTTTACGCCCATTTTCAGGAGGTGACCCATGAAAATCCCATTCCTATCAAGACTTTTTCCGACGAGAGCCAGTCCTCAAAATAGCTGGGGCAGCGCATATAGCTTTTTCTTTGGAACTAGCACAAGCGGCAAAACGGTAAATGAGCGAACAGCCATGCAAACGACTGCTGTATATGCCTGTGTCAGAATTCTTGCTGAAACCATAGCATCGCTGCCTTTACACACTTATCGTTATACTACGAGCGGTAAAGAAAAAGCAGCAGATCACCCCATATATTATCTGCTCCATAGCGAACCAAATCCAGAGATGACCTCATTCGTGTTCAGAGAAACACTGATGGGCCATCTTTTATTATGGGGTAATGCCTTTGCTCAAATCATCCGCGATGGTCGTGGCAGAGTAGTAGCTCTATACCCGCTCTTACCAAACAAAATGACTGTCAATCGAACGACCAAGGCCAGCTTTACTATCAATACGAAAAAGATGGCCAAAGCCATTTGCTACGCAGCTATGAAGTTCTTCATATTCCCGGACTAGGCTTTGACGGTCTCATTGGTTATTCCCCCATCGCCATGGCCAAAAACGCAATCGGTATGGCCATAGCCACTGAAGAATACGGAGCTAAACTATTTGCCAATGGCGCGACTCCCGGCGGTGTTCTGGAACATCCAGGAGTGGTAAAAGATCCAGCCCGAGTCAGGGACAGTTGGAATGCTGTTTACCAAGGCAGCGCCAATGCTCATCGTGTATGCGTCTTGGAGGAAGGGATGTCGTTTAAAAGTATTGGCATCCCACCAGAACAGGCCCAATTTTTGGAAACAAGAAAGTTTCAAACCGAGGAGATATGCCGAATATTTAGAGTACCGCCGCATTTGGTGGCAAGCCTTGACCGAGCAACTTTCAGTAATATTGAGCACCAATCCATTAGCTTTGTAGTTCACACAATCCGGCCTTGATTGGTACGGATAGAGCAGTCAGTAAATAAAGCCTTATTTACTGACAGTGAAAAAAGTAAGTACTATGTTGGCTTTATAGTGGAAGGGCTTTTGCGAGGAGATTATGCGTCGCGAATGCAAGGTTACGCTATCGGAATTCAAAATGGTTTCTTAAGCCCTAATGACGTAAGGTCTTTAGAAAATATGAACGCAATTGAACATGGAGATGTCTATGCTATGAATGGGAACATGCTGAATCTGGAAGATTTGGGCGCATATATCAAAGGACGAGGAGATGTGAAATGAATAAATTTTGGAATTGGCGTAATAGCGATGAAGGACGGACGCTGTACTTCGATGGCTACATAGCCGCGAATAGTTGGTATGATGACGATATTACCCCGAAAAAATTCAAAGCTGAGCTTACAGAATCAACTGGTGATATATCTGTCTGGCTAAATTCCCCAGGGGGGGATGCGCTTGCCGCAAGCCAAATATATACAATGCTAAAGGAGTATAACGGCAAAGTAACCGTCAAGATTGATGGCTTAGCTGCTAGCGCGGTCTCTGTGGTTGCCATGGCTGGCGATGAAGTTGTAATGTCGCCGACTGCCTGTATCATGGTGCATAATCCGGCCACCATGATTTTTGGTGAAGCTGCTGACTTTCAAAGCGGTATCAAGATGCTAAGTGAAGTGAAAGAGGGAATTATCAATGCATACCACCAAAAAACAGGGCTATCAAGAGCCAAAATATCAAGCATGATGGATGCGGAAACCTGGTTTAGCGCCCAAAAGGCAGTGGAGTTAGGTTTTGCCGATAAAATCCTCTACGCTCCCGATCAGGTGGAAGCGACAGAGGGTTTTATTTTTGATAAAATCACGGTTACCAACGCCCTGCGCCGCAAATTGCCAAAGGAAAAACAAGAATCAGAAGCCCAGCCGCAAGGCGTGCCGCATCAAGAGTTACTAACAAGATTGAACTTATTGAAATAGGGGGAACAACTCATGAATAAAATTTTAGAACTCCGTGAAAAGCGGGCCAAGCTTTGGGATAGCACCAAAGCCTTTTTTGATTCCAGACGAAATGAAAATGGTCTTTTATCTGCCGAAGACACGGCTACCTATGAAAGTATGGAAGCCGATGTAGTGAACCTGGGTAAGGAGATTGATCGACTAGAACGCCAAGCCGTATTAGATTTGGAACTATCCAAGGTAACCAGTGTCCCTATCACCAACAAACCGAATCAGCAGACAGAGTCCGAAAAAACAGGTCGAGCCACCAATGAATACAACCGCGCTTTCTGGAAAGCCATGAAAAGCAAAAACATTTTTGATGTGCAAAATGCTCTCCAGGTTGGCACAGATTCAGAAGGTGGCTACTTGGTACCTGACGACTTTGAGCGTACCCTTATTCAAGCTTTGGAGGAAGAAAACATCTTTCGGCAGCTGGCCAAGGTCATTACCACTTCTTCTGGCGATAAGAAAATCCCGGTAGTGGCTTCAAAGGGCACAGCTTCCTGGGTTGAGGAAGAAGGGGTTATTCCTGAATCTGACGATGCCTTCGGCCAAGTCTCGATTGGGGTATATAAATTAGCCGCGGTCATTAAGGTATCGGAAGAGCTAATCAATGACAGCGTCTTTAATCTTGAACAGTACATTGCCAAGGAGTTTGCTCGCCGCATTGGGGCAAAAGAAGAGGAGGCCTTCTTTGTTGGTGACGGCTCCGGCAAACCGACCGGCATTTTCAATGCGACTGGTGGTGCTGGTGTAGGGGTTACAACAGCCAGTGCTACAGCCCTTACCTTTGATGAAATCATGGATTTGTACTATTCCCTAAAATCTCCGTATCGCAAAAACGCCGTTTTTGTTACTAATGATGCTACCGTCAAAGCCATCCGCAAACTCAAAGACGGAAACGGGCAATACCTCTGGCTGCCCTCAGTTACAGCAGGTGAACCGGATACTATCTTTAGCCGTCCGGTAAAAACCTCGACCTATGTTCCGGCTATTGCTATTGGCGCTAAAACAATCGCCTTTGGTGATTTCAGCTACTACTGGGTCGCTGACCGCCAAGGTCGAAGTTTCCAACGTCTTAATGAGCTCTACGCTGTAACAGGACAAGTTGGTTTCAAAGCCACCCAGCGTGTGGACGGCAAACTCATATTACCGGAAGCCATCAAAGTACTCCAAATGAAAGCATCGTAAGGTGAATGATCATGACGATTAAAAACTATGCAGAACAAGGCGGAGACAAATGGGTGGTCAGTGGAACCCTGGAAATCAAAGCTGAAGGTGAACTTATCCTTGGCAGTGTCCCGCTCAGCAGGGCCGTTGAACAAGAAAAAAGTGATGCTGCCACCATCGCAGAACTAAAAACGAATTTTAATGAACTGATAGCAAAGCTACAAGCCGCTGGCCTTATGGACAAGCCTCATGGATAATTTGCTAGTCACCATAGCAGAGGCAAAAGAATATTTGCGAATTGATGGCGAGGAGGAAGAACCCCTTCTCGCCAGTTTGATTTCCGTAGTAACCGCCCATTGCGAGGACTATTTACAGACTGCCTTATCAACCGAAATCCCGTTACCTGTCAAACAAGCCATCCTCATCCTGGTAGCCCATTTTTATGAGCAGCGCATAGGCGAAGCGATCCCCAAAGTAGTGTACACGCTCCTTTCGCCTTATCGCGCTCATCAATGGTAGGTGATGCATATGAACCCGGGAGAACTCAACTGTCGCATTACATTATTAAAGGAAACAAAAGTACCTGATGAACAAGGCGGCTTCGAAACGACGTATACGGTTCGCGCCACAGTTTGGGCCAAGCTTATGACGGTGACCACTAAAACAATAGATCAATTTGAACAGCTAACACCAGAAATCCTACACCGCATTACCATTCGCTACCGCAGTGATGTGGCTGTAACCGACCGTGTTCAATATGGCGATCGGATATTTGAGCAGATTGGGCCACCGATCAACGAAGAAGAGAAAAAAGCCTATCTTAGACTTGAGTGCCGGGAGGTGGTAGCCGATGCGGCCAACGATTAAAGTTACTGGTATTGATAAATGCCTGCGGTTCGGTGATTTAATCTCCGGTAACGTCAGTCAAGCTATCGAAAAAGAGGTAGAGCTTGGATCGCGGGAAATCCGGCAACGTGAGCAAGCGTTGGCTCCTAAGAAAAGTGGTCAACTGCGCAAAAGCATCGTCACCCGTAAGGGGAAATACGGTATTTCCCGAATGGTGCGGGCCAAAGCCCCCCATGCGCCGCTTCAGGAATATGGCACCAAGCGCGGGGTGAAGGCCAAATACTTTGCCGAAAGAGCCCGTAAGGAATTAGTGCCTGGCATTGAGGCTAAGATCCGTGCTGTTGTCCGGCGAGAGGTGAAAAAGTGATCCGCTCACCCGTGTCCCCTTTAAATAAGGCACTTTATGACAGACTGAAACATGCCATGACGGTGTCAGTTTATGATCATGTACCCGCAGGCAAGAAAGCCCCCTATGTTGTGCTCACTGATACAGTAGCCCAAAGCTGGAGCACCAAAACAATATCCGGAGCAGTAGTCACGGCCACGATAAAAATTATCAGCGAGTACCAAGGCGACAAGGAAGTAGCGGAATTGGCAGATGTCGCTATTGCTGCCATTCAGCAGCCGGTATTGGAATTAAGCGAGGCCTGGCAGGTGGTGCTGGCGACTGTCGACAGTCATTCAGTGGAGCGTTTTGAGTCGCACCGCGAAGCCACGATACTATTTAAATTCACGATAATTGACACCAGGGAGTGATGAAATGCCCTTAATTCCAAGTGACGGTGTAGATTTTCTACTCAAAGTTAACACTGGAACAGCGGAAAACCCTGTATGGGTTACCATAGGCGGCCAGCGTGGAGCTACGCTCAGTATGACTGCCGCCATGATTGATGCTAGCCACAAAATGTCCGGGGCCTGGACGACCAGCGTTCCAGGGCTACTCAGTTGGAGCATTGATGCCGATGCGGTTATGCTGACTGATTTGGCAGGCTTGACAGTAGAAGCAGGACGGCAATGGTTACTGTCGTCCTTTTATAACCGAACCCTAGTCCATGTCCGCTATGTACGAAAAGACGGCAGCAAGTTTCAAGGCTATGCCGCCATTACCGATTTGTCTGAAGAAGCGCCGCATGATGATGTGGCGACTTACAAAATTAAACTCGACGGCAGTGGCGCACCGGAAGAAGTTAATGGTACGAAACAAGTAGAAACGGTCATGGTAGCCGGAACGGTAACGACGGCAGGTAATGCGACCGTTACCGTAACTGCCGCAGGAATGACTGGATCACCGAAAGCCATTAGTGTGGCTGTCTCTTTAAATGATTCAGCGGCTGTGGTGGCACAAAAAGTCAGAGAGACGCTAGCACTCGATAGTGCGGTGATAGCTCTCTTTGATGTTAGCGGTGTGGGAATAGCAGTAGTCTTGACGAGAAAAGTGGCAGCGGCTAATGACGCGACACTGAACATCGCGATTGCCAATGGAACCTGTGCGGGTCTTACCGCTGTACCGACTTCCACTGACACAACTCCGGGAGTAGCCCCGATTTAATCAAGGAGTGCATGGAAAAAGCTGTGCGCTCATTTTAATGTTTACGGAAAAAGAAGGAGGACTTCTCATGACAGGACCAGTGTATCTTACCATTGGCGGCAAAGAGCGCAAGCTCCGCTATGACATTAACGCGGCGGCAGACATGGAAGAATTAATGGGAGGAAAATCCCTGCTATATGTTCTAAGCAACCCAATGGCTGCAGGCTTTTCCGCCATCCGCATACTTTTATGGGGTGGCCTAAAGCAGGCGGAAAAAGGACTAACCCTGCAGCGGGTTGGTCTCATGATGCAAGAGTACATGGAATCAGGGGGCAGCGTAGAAAGTTTGGCAGCAAAAATCGGCGATGCTGTCCGCAAATCCAAGATCATGGGCGAAGAAACAACAGAGGAAACAGTGGAGTCCGGTGACCTGGGAAACGGACAATAACCACGGTAGCCGAGTGGATTGCGTGTATGGAGCCAATGGCCTACGGGGCATTGGCCCTTTCACCCTGGGAGTTCGGGAAACTAACACCCGGAGAGTTCCAGCAGATGATTGATGGGTATCTCTGGCGAATAGAGCAAAAACAGCGGGCAGCCGCCCAGCTTGTCGCTCCGATCATCAATACCTGCACCAATTATGAACTGAAACGACCGGTTACCGTGGACATGCTGTTAGGCATTGAACCAGCCAAGAAAAAAAGCGCTGACAAAACACCGGAACAAGTTAAGGCAGAGATGGCCAAGCTGATCGCGAAAGTGGGGTGATACCATAGCTGGAAATGCTGCAATGACAATTATCATCGGGGGCGATAACTCCGATTTTCTGAAGAAATGGGAAAGCACAAAACGAGCTATGCGTAAAGGCCTAGGTTCAGAAGCCATGGAAATGTCGGAAAACATTGTCTCCGGTTTTGCTGCAGCCGCTGCCGCTATGGGTGTTTTAGGCCTTGCCAGCATTAAGATGGCCGGTGATATGCAGGCCAACAAGAGAGCCTTTGCTACCTTGATTGGGGATAGCGGGCAGGCAGAAAAGTTTCTTGGTGATTTAGCCAAGTTTGCGGCACAAACCCCATTTGAACTGCCGGGCCTCGTCAATTCGTCGAAGAAACTGCTAGCATTTGGCTTTGCCGCACAAGACATCATTCCCATGATGGCGGCCATTGGTGATGCTGCCGCTATGCTGGGCATAGGACAAGAAGGCATCGACCGGATGACACTCGCTATCGGACAGATGCAGGCCAAAGGCAAGGTTTCGGGAGAAGAGATGCTGCAGCTGGCCGAGGCCGGGGTTCCCGCCTGGAAGTTCCTCGCCGATGCGATTGGGACGGATATTCCAACCGCGATGAAAATGGCTGAACAAGGTGCCATCAATAGTACTACCGGCATAAACGCCGTGCTGATGGGCATGCAGAGCCGATTCAAAGGCGGTATGGAGGGCTTGTCGCAGGAAATCCCCGGACTCTTTTCGACCATTAAGGATAACGTTTCTTCTGTCATGCGCGAAATGGGTGACAAAATCATTGCTGCGCTCGATCTCAAAACAAGAATGAAAGCCATGGCAGAAGCACTCGACCAGTTTGCGGCCTATGTCAAAAATAACGGAATTCAGGCTGCGCTACGCGATTTGATTCCCAAAGAATTATCATTAGCAATTTTTGTAGTAGCCGGGGCGCTCGCAGGAGCAGCTATTCCGGCTATTATTGCTTTTGGCACGGCACTCTGGACAGCCCTGGTTCCCTTAGCGCCGTTCATTGCTGGCGGTGCCGCTTTAGGTGCTGTAGCCTGGGTCATTTGGCAGGCGTGGGAGCCACTTGGCGGATTGTTTGCCAACACCTGGACAGCAGCTGTGGCTTATACGCAGCAAAAATGGGCAGAGCTCAAAAGTATTGTTTTTAATGGAGTGCAACATATCTTTTCTGCCCTTCAGCCGCTCCTTAATATATTTGGTGGTGGAATACAATCAGCCGCTGCTGGGTGGCTGGAAAGTGTTTCGCAGGGAGCTGCCAATGCGGGGGAAGAGGCCGCGGCGGCTACCAAACGGGTTCAAGCCGCAGTGGGCGGAATCAGCACAGCCTGGGACGGTATCGGAAGTAAATTGATCTCTGGTGTACAGGAACTGAAAGAGAGTGCGGGTGGGCTTAATACCACCTTTACCGGCTTAACAGGAAGCAATGTTGCCGGAACAAGTGGTGTGCCAACCGGTGCAGGGGGCGGCACTGGTACTGCTGGCAGTGAGTGGGACAAGCTTGCCAAGAAAGCAGAGCAGACCAGCAAGGCCATTGAAGATCAATGGGTACAGACTACGAAAACAGAATTAGAGCAATTAGAACTCTGGCGTTCACAGCAACTGGAGTCTTTGAACGGAACGATGGCCGCCAACGAAAATTACCAGCGGGATTTGGAACGGCTGGAGGCCACCTATTCTGTCCGTCGCCGTAAGATCATGGCCGACGAACAAAAGAAGCGAAACAGCATCTGGGATCAGGCTGCCGATGCGGCGCGAGCCTTGCAAACAAAGCTGGGAGCTATTGGCGTAACCGGTGTCGATAAGCAGAAGTTTGATATGGAAACTAGATGTGGCAACTCAACTTGACACCATTCGCCGCAAGTACCGTGATTGGGAGATGGAATATGCTGTTGCTACCAAAGAGCAGCAAACCGTGTTTCGTGAGGCGTGGACAGCCAACGGGATACAATTTGAAATCACTGAGTCCGGTATGGTTGCTTTCAGCAAGCAAGTAGCGGCAGAGCAGGTAGCTATTGAGACGGAAAAAAATCAAAAGCTAAAAGACCTGCATTACGAACGGGTGAAATTTCAGGAAGATTTGGATCAAGCCCGTGCTGAGGGCGATATTGCAAGATTCCAGGAGTTATTGACTAGCGAGCAGGCGTTACTTGCTCAAGAACTTACCGGGAAACAAGAATATATTGATAGCTACTATAAGATATGGCAAGACGCGCATCGCATTTCCATGAGCTACATGGCTCAGTATACCAATGGAATGTATGATGGCCTTAAAGGTGTATTTTCTGACGTGATCACCGGCACGAAATCCATTGGCGACGCCTGGAGTGATTTGGGAACAAAGATCATTAAGATCATTGCCGATATCGCCGCCGAGTGGCTGGCCAGCCGCATCGTGATGTCGGTTTTCGGCAGCTCTTTCCTCAAAGGGGGGCTAGCCGGTTCGGCAAATCCAGCCACCGGTTCTTCCAAACCGAAGATCACTTTACCCAAATTTGCGTTAGGTGGTAATTACGACGGCGGTCTAGCGCTGGTAGGCGAGAGGGGTCCGGAGCTTATTAACTTTAATCGTGGTGGCCGGGTATATAACGCGCAAGATACACAAAGCATGATGTCTGCTGGTTCGCCGACAATTGTAATGAACATAAACGCCTTATACCCCCGCTGCGTACTCCGACAGCCAGCGTTCGCCGACAATTGTAATGAACATAAACACCCCTGACGCCCATTCCTTCCGGCAGTCGCAAGGGCAGATATTAGCCAGTATGAATATGGCTCTGGCGCAAGGAAGACGGAATCTATGAGCAGCTTTCATGAAGTACAGTTTCCTCCAGACATCTCTTACGGCTCAACTGGCGGCCCCGGTTTTTCCACCGGGGTCGTTACTACGTCTAGCGGCGGTGAGCAGCGAAACCAAAACTGGGCGCAGTCCCGCTGTAAATATAACGTGGCGCATGGGGTGAAGAACCAAAAACAGCTAGATAACCTGATTGCATTTTTCCGAGCAAGAAAAGGGAAAGCCTATGGGTTTCGGTTTAAGGATTGGTCTGATTTTAAAGCAGTGGGCCAGATTTGTGGGGTTTTGGAAGGAAACAAACTGGTTTACCAACTGCAAAAAACCTACGTAGACAGCGCAGGGTTCACCGACATTCGGCTAATCAAGAAGCCGGTTAGCGGCACTGTTACCCTATATATTAGCGGCGTAATGCAGACAAGTGGCTACACGGTGGATTATGTCACAGGCAGAATTACCTTTGACGCCATTCCAGCCGGTGTTGTAACGGCAGACTTCGAGTACGATGTACCCTGTCGTTTCGATACTGACGAGATGCCGATCAATATTGATAATTGGAGCAGTTATTCATGGTCCGGAATTACAGTGATCGAGATTAAATGGTAGGAGGCAGCTTTATGTCATTTACATTTTATACGGTGGGGCTGTTAGAAGAATTATCCTTCAACAGCGGATTTGTGCAGGTTATTAATAGTGCCTACGCAAGAACAGCCCCTTATTACGCCATCAATCAGGGAGTAAATGCAAGTATTCTGCGGCACGACTTTCCTGAACAAACCGCTGAGGTGTGGTTGTCCCAATGTATTTATATTGTCTCACCTGTTAATACCTCAAACAATGCGATACCCCTTGCTCTTCGAAAATCAGACGGAACGACAACGCTTGCTTATTTGAGTATCGACCAGCAAACACTTGTTGCGACGGCCTATGTGAACGGAGTAGCCAGAGGCACCTTCGCCATGACGACCCTAACGATAACCCAAATTGAAATGCGGCTCGAGAAGGATTCGGCAGCAGGTGTGTTCCAGGTATGGAAAAATGGTGAGTTAGTTGTTGATTTTACAGGTGATACGGGACCGGCAACCGATTTAATAGGCTCAGCCTATTGGTATAGCGGGTCAAGCGGGAATGTCCTTTCTTTTTCTTTATCCGATATCGTGATTACCAATGATGGGCGTATCGGCAACAAGCGTCCTGTCATTGTTGCGTTAACGGGTGCGGGAGAAGCTAGTCCTCCGGCCTACTACGATATAGTAGGCAATCAAGTGACGACAACCTATAGCAATAGAACCGTGGGCCGTACGTATATCTTGGCCAATGTTTTCGCGCATGCCGGAACGATTAAAACTATCACCGTTAATTTTAATACAACAGGAACGATCTATCTTGGAGTCTGTACGCGCAATCAAGGGACACCTACCAAACATACCAAGCGATTAGTGTCAAATCAGCTTGCTATTTCGGCAACGGGAATAAAAACCTTTATCGCAGGCGTCGATTTCCCTGATAACTGGCTAGTTTCGGCGGGTGAGTGTTTGGCAATTTATACAGAGACAGCGCAAATGAAATACGGTAGGAATTCAGCTGGTCCAGATAATAACGGGTATAACAGCGATGGGACATACTACTTTGCTGGTAACGGATTGGCTGATGTGACAGAAAGAACCTATACGGTGGACTCAGCAACCTATTTTGATTGTATATATGCGCAATACCAGGTGTCCGACCCCAGTCGAGCCTATAGTGAATCGGCAGCGGCTGATCGGTTGGCAAGGAAAGATTTTTTGGAAACAGTACGCTATGCCGAGTTCGTGAGTGACAACGATCAAATGCTCTGTGCCATAGGCGATCTACCACTTATTTGCACAGGGGTTAAGTCCGTTAAAGTGACAGCGCGAGCTGCTTCGGGTACTTCCCTGCCGAACGCGGAGTGGATACTAAAAATAGGTAGCGATAACCTTGGGACACAGGCAGCGATTCCCACGACCATGGCCTTGGAATCCAGACAATTTGACGGGAACTGGACACCAACTCAGTTCAATGCCGCACAAATTGGGTTTAAGGCCAGAGCGTAAGCGGGGGTAATATGGACAATGCAAAATTAGCCCAGTTATATGGTCAAGCGGTTATAGACCCAAGCACAAGGCTTTCGCGCTTGTACGCGCAGGCACTGCTTACTGATGAGACACTAACTCCGGTAGTATTGTCAGAACTGTATGCGCAGTGTATATGTTTACAGCATCCAAATGTAGCTGATCTATATGCACAAGCACTTGTAGACCCGCATCCTGTACCTTGGATGGCCGAGGAAGTAGTTACTGCTGCCTACTGCTGGCGGGTTGATCGGACAGATGGCGTAACATTTGGTTTTACCAGCCACGATCGGGATGTGACATTTGATGATGTCACCTATGAAGCGGCTACCGGTTTTACGCCGACGGCTGTGGACACCAGTGACAGTTTGTCTGTCGATAATCTTGATGTAGATGGCGTTTTATGTTCTGACCGCATTACTGAGGAGGAGCTGGCAGGTGGGGTTTATGACTTTGCCCGGGTGACGATCTACCTGGTTAATTGGCAGAATGTCAGTGCCCCGAAACTTATTCTAAGGCGTGGTACCATTGGTCGTATCCGTTACGGTAAGACCGGTTTTACGGCAGAGATACGGGGATTAACCGAAGCCTACCAACAGAAGGCAGGTGCGGTCTATCAAAAGACCTGCCGGGCAACTTTAGGTGATGCCAAGTGCGGTGTAAATTTAGCGAGTTACACAACAACGGGAACAGTAACGGCAGTCTATAGCGATACACAATTTGCGACCGATGTAGTGGCAGATGCCGGGTTCTACGATTATGGCACTATCATTTGGACAAGCGGCGCTAACCTTCATACTACCTCTGAGACCAAGACGTTTGCCGCGGATGGTACCATTGAGGTGTATTTACCTACAATTTGGCATCCCCAAGTAGGAGATACCTTCACCATCGTGGCCGGTTGTGATCGCAATTACTCGACATGTATTAACCGGTTTAATAACCGGCTTAATTTCCGGGGGGAGCCAATGGTACCGGGCAATGATTATCTTGCCAGTTATCCGGTAAAGGGTGGCTCCGATGTCGTAGCAGCAGGTGACGATGCGAGTCGAGGGTAAGGGGGAAAGCGATGATTGGAGAAAAAATAGTCGTCGAAGCACGGGAATGGGTAGGGACAAAATGGCAGCATCAAGCTTCACTCAAAGGGGTTGCCACCGATTGTGTGGGACTCATTCGCGGCGTTTATACCACCGTAACGGGACGACCGGTAGAAAGCGATACGGATTATCACCGGATGCCGGTTCCCGGTCGGGAAAAACGACTGCAAGAGGAGCTAAGTAACTATGCGGCTATGGTAGAGATAGCAAACAGGCAGCCCGGCGACGTGCTGCTTTTTAGTTTTTCTAACGGAACATCAAACCACGTGGGAATCTATGCTGGGGAAGATCGGTTTATCCATGCTTGGGCCGATGTGCATAAAGTCGTGGAAATGCCACTGAGTCCGGCCTGGCTTCGGTCGCTTAGGAACGTGTTTCGCATACCGGAGGCCGACTGATGGCCACCATTCTACTTGCCAACGCGATCGCGGCGGCCAACCCGTTCTGGGGTGCCGTCATTTCCATGGCAGCAGGTTTTGTAGACCAGCGGCTGTTTGGTCCCAAAGCCCCTAATGCCACAGGGTCACGGATGTCGGACCTGTCGATCCAGTGTTCCACCTATGGGGTAGCAATTAACAAGGTCTATGGAACCACCCGGATTGCCGGGAATGTCATATGGGGAACTAACTTTGTTGAGCACAAAAAGGAAGAGTCCCCCGGTGGCAAGGGTGGCGGAGGTGGTAAAACAACGACGTATTCCTATACCATATCGTTCGCCATCGGCTTATGTGAAGGAGAAATTACTGGCTTTAACCGGGTGTGGGCCGACGGCAAGGAGGTGACCGATAAATTTGCGGGAGACAATCCGGCTATAGAGTACACTTTGTATCATGGCACCGAAACCCAAGAGCCTGATCCGTTTATTGAGGGTATTGAAACCAGTTTTCCTGTTCCGGCCTACCGGGGTTTGGCCTATATCGTGATACAGCATATGGACGTAACTGACTTTGGTAATCGAATTCCCAACTTTACCTTTGAGATTGTCAGAAAGCTCAATTACCTAGATAGCATCGTCAAAGAAGTATCGGCTGGCGCGGGCTTACATACCCAATTAGGAACTGCTGATATGGAAGCGTCCGATTTGGCGGGAATACCGATTGATGGTTTTTGTGTGTCCTCAGAAAAAACCTATCGGGAGCGGATCGAACAGCTCATGATGGTCTATACCTTTGGAGCAGCGGAAGCAAACGGTAAGCTCCTATTTATTAGGAAGGAAAATTATAACCGGTTTCCCGTTCCGGCTGATTTTCTGGGAGCGAAGGAGGGAAACTGTGGCGAAGAGAGCAGCTATACCATAGAGCGTAAGCATGATCGGGAACTGCCTAAGTTGGTTAATGTGTCCTATTTATCGCTTGATAAAGATTATCAAGCTGGTTTGCAAACAGCTGTAAGACCTAATTCCACAAGTGAGAACACCGAAAAGATTGATCTTGATTTCGTGATTACAGATGCCAGGGCCAAGGAACTAGCTGAGCAAAAACTCTATGAGGCTTGGGTTCGGCGCTCAACGGTTGCAGCGTCCTTAGGACCTTGGTGGGCCTTTTTGGCTCCCGGAGATATTTTGGACATGGATTTATCCGGTCGACGACGATGGGTGCAACTGACCAAAACTACACTTGGGGTTCCTGGGGTGATAAAAGTGGAAGGAGGTACCGATGTTGGCGGCAATACCTTTAGGCGTACCGAGCGCATGGTAGACGCTGAGATACCTTCGTCAGTACCAATACCGCCGTCGGCCATTACTGTTGAATTCTTGGATATTCCCCGCCTGCCAACCGATACAAGGTCTGATCCAGTGGTATATTTGGCGGCAACGGGTAGTCCCTTTTATGGGGCCAACGTATTTGAAACCAGAGATGGCGGTGCATCTTGGATACTAAAGACGCAGATGGACAGCCCTTCGACGATGGGAATGATCACAACACTTTTGACAGCTGGATCAACAGAAGTCTGGGATGAGGGCAATTCAGTAACCGTAGTACTGACGCATGGAACCTTAGAGTCTAGGCCTGAGGTAGATGTGTTGAATGGTTACAATGCTGCGGTTATCGGGAACGAGATTGTGCAGTTTAGATCGGCGACGCTGATAGCAGTGAATACTTATATACTTTCAGGACTTTTACGCGGACGGCTGGGTACAGAGGAACAAGTAGATAAGCACAGCATGGGGGAGCGGTTTGTGTTGCTAAAATCAGCGACGATTACCACCCTGCCAGCACCAATGAGCGAGTGGTATTCAACAAAAACATACCGTATCGGGCCAGCAACTAAGCCGGTGACGGATGCCACTTACATTGAAAAAATGTTTAGTAATAATGCCCGCTTGTACCAGCCGTGGTCGGTTTGTAATGTGGCGGGCAGTAGAGATGCAGCAAATAACATAACTATTACTTGGGTACGGCGTGACCGAAGCGGTGGAGCTTGGTTAGATAACGCGGATATACCAATGAGTGAAAGTATCGAGCGCTATGAAGTTGATATTGTGTCTGGTTCTACGGTTAAGCGCACACTAACGGTCATAACGCCCTTGGTGACGTATACGGCAGCTGACCAGACAAACGACTTTGGTACGCCTCAGGCTTTGTTGAAGGTCAGGATATATCAGATGAGTAGCATCCGGGGACGGGGAATTGGTAAGGAGGTGATAGTATGAGTAATACGGTTAGATTAGCACTACCAAACTTAGTTTCTGGGCAGGCACAAAAAGAGATCACTCATAATATGGCTCTGCAACGCTTGGATGCACTGGTGCAGACAGCGGTGGAAAGCATGATTTTAAGCACACCCCCGGTAGGGGTTGAAGGAAATCTATATGTTGTCGGAATTGGGGCTACAGGTGTGTGGGCTGGTAAGGATAATAGCCTTGCGCATTTCGTTGGCGGGGCATGGGTGTTTTATGTGCCGTTTGTCGGGATGAGGTGCTGGGACAAAGCGACTTCAACGGCGATGGTTTATACCGGGAATGCTTGGGTACAGGAAGATACTGCCCAGAGTAAGATTGGATTTTTTGGATCAACTCCGGTTCCAAAGACGTTGGTTACATTGGGAAATGTGGACAATGAAATTGGTAGCCTTCCTATTAGTGCCGCTTATTCTCAAATAGAAGTGCAGGCATTACGGGATAAATGCGAAAAGTTAGCGGATGATGTGCGGGCGCTTAAAGCAGCGCTTAGTTCTTATGGATTAATTTAATGGAGGGGTAAAATGATCGAATATACACAGACGGAGCTGCGGATCATGGCTATATTTTCAGCTATGGGCGCAGTATTTTCTTTTCTCATTGGTGGTGTCGATAAGCTGGTTACCGCCCTTCTCATCTTTATTGTGATCGATTATGTGACAGGGTTAATTGCGGCATGGAATACAGGAAGTCTTCAAAGTAAGAAAGGCTTTGAAGGCATCAAACGTAAGCTTGCTATGCTGATGATCGTTATTATAGCCAATTGGGTAGATGTTGCCCTGTTTGGTAGCAGCACTTGCCGGTCTATGATTATCTTTGCTTACATTGGTAATGAGGGGCTCAGTATTATTGAAAATTTAGATCGGATGGGGTACGGGCAATATATACCGGTATTTATGCGTGATAGGCTGATGCAATTAAGGGAAGAAAAACAGTTTTTGAAAGGCAACGAGTAAATCGACAAAGGGAGGGAATTTATTATGCGTATTGTAATTGACCCCGGACATTCGGGCCGGAATATTGACCCTGGAGCAGTAAATCAAAACACAGGTTTGCAGGAAGCTGACGTTGCGCTCATTATTTCGAGATTAGTTGAGAAATATCTGCTTGCTGTTGGCTATGAAGTTAAGCTTACACGAACCGAGTGGGAGCAGCCGGAGACAGATGATTTGAATTATCGCACAGCGTTAGCCAACAATTGGGGCGCAGATGTGTTTGTGTCGCTTCACTGTAACAGTGCCGCCAATAAAAGTGCTAAAGGGTATGAAACTTGGACTTCGCCGGGAGATACGAATGGGGACCGACTGGCCACCTGCCTGCATAACCAAATAGCTGCTGAGTTTCCAGACCGGGTAGGGAGAACCGATTACTCGGATGGTGATGCCGACAAGGAAGCACGGTTTTATGTGCTGGTTCATACCGAGGCTCCGGCATGCTTAGTGGAAATGGCGTTTATTTCAAATGATGAGGAAGCCGCATTACTAGCAAATCGCACATGGCAGGACCGTTATGCCAGAGCCATTGCCCGGGGTGTGACCGATTATTTTCAGTTGCTATATATAAAGGAAGGAAAACGATAGGAGGCAACAATTATGAGTATTTGGACTAATTTACGCGATAGAATTGTCCGTATGTTGTTGGGGTATGGTGTCAGTAAAGCCGCTGATCCCCAAAATACCGGTTGGGTGGAAACCAGGGAAGAAATTAAAAAGGCTGCTGTGGATACAGCAGTAGAAATGGCGAGGGATAAAGTTCTAAGGAAGTAGGTCTTTTTAATAACCAGGCGCGCATGTAAACCGAGCGTCCGGCATTTTATCTAGGTAAGAGATATCGATGAGGAAAACAAGAAAGATTTCCCCAAATAACCTTGCTATCAGGTTGAAACAGAGTTAACATGTGAACGGCAAGGAGGGCTGGCAGATGAGCAAGCGCATTTTGAAAATCTATCAATCGGTGGCATATTCAAAACCGGATGTGCCGTGTATCATGCTTCAGGGTTATTGGTTGCGCGAGCTTGGTTTTCGAATTGGTAACTATATTTTAGTGGAAGAAGGACAGGGTAAACTCATAATTCAATTAGTGGAGAAGGGAATTGATAGCGAATAATAATGTGGCGGGTTGGGTGGATAGCAAATACACCCAATCCATATTTTTTTGTATCAAGGCAATTCAAGAGACAGCGTTTCTTTATAACTTGACTTAATTTGGCATCGGAGTGATTAATAGTAGTACAAATTGATAGAAAGGAGCCGCCTTATGCGAGTTAGAATTATCGAACCAATCAAATCACCCGAGCTAAAACGTAAACGAGTCTGCGCCTATGCCAGGGTCTCCACGGCAAGTGATGCGCAAGGCGAATCACTGGAAAACCAAACCATTTATTACCAGTCACTGATTGAAAGTAATCCTGAGTATGAATACGTTGGCGTTTTTGCCGACCAAGGAATAACCGGCACCAAGGGTGAGCGTCCAGCATTCCAAGAGATGTTAGCTCTGGCGAGGGAACAGAAAATCGACCTAATCCTAACCAAATCTATATCGCGGTTTGCACGAAACACAACCATTGTGCTCGAATTAGTCCGGGAACTAAAAAATTTAGATGTTGAAATTGTCTTCGAAAAAGAGAATATATCCACTATGAATGGGGACGGTGAGATTATGCTTACCGTCCTTTCCTCTTTTGCACAAGAAGAGAGCAAAAGTGCTAGTGATAATATAAAGTGGCGATATAGACGTAAGTTTGAGAAGGGCGAACTGGCTATCAATGCTACCCGTTTTTTGGGCTACGACAAAGATGAGTATGGTGACCTCGTCATTAATCCCATGCAAGCAGAGATTGTAGAACGGATTTTTAATGATTATATTAGTGGCATGGGCACTTTTGTAATTGCCAAGGAGCTCAATGCCGAGGGTGTGCTAACCGTTGCAGGTGGCCAGTGGCATCCCAGTACGGTGCTAAATATACTTAAAAATGAAAAGTACAAAGGTGCTGCTAAGCTTCAAAAAACGTACATCAAGGACCATCTTACCAAAAAGAAGTGCATTAATCACGGCGAGGTTGATAGCTATTTTATTGAAGACAACCATTCGCCAATTGTGACCAGAGAGATGTGGGAAGAAGCACAGCAAGTAATGCTACAAAGGGCTGAAGCTAAAGGTAATATGGCAGATGCGAAGGAGAAATATCAAAATCGTTATCTACTCACAGGTATGCTGTTTTGTAGCAAATGCGGAGCGCCGTTACGTCGGCGAGTTTGGAATAGTAAATATGCCAGTAAAAAAATTGTATGGCAATGCAGCACATATATAATAGAAGGAAAAAAATCCTGCCCGGGTACTGTCATTGAAGACATTACCGTAAGCAAGCTCACTATAAAGCAAAAAACAGTAGTTGAGGAGGTTATAAAACATGGCCAGAAGTATTACCGTTATTCCGGCAAGAGCTAATAGGACAAGCCTTGCAGAAAATTTAGTACCGACTAAGAAAAGAGTTGCCGCGTATTGCCGGGTATCAAGCGATCAGGCTGAGCAGTTATCCAGCTACGAAGCCCAAGTCACCCATTATACTTCCTATATAAATAGTAACCCGGAATATGAATTAGCCGGAATTTACGCTGACCAAGGCATTAGCGGTACAAATACCAAAAAACGTGAGCAGTTTAATAAAATGATTGAGGACTGCAAAGCCCGAAAAATTGATATGATTATTACTAAGTCCATATCGCGATTCGCTAGAAATACGTTGGATACCTTGACCTTTGTCCGGATGCTTAAAGATTTAGGGGTTGAAGTGCTGTTTGAGAAGGAGAATATTCGGACACTGGACAGCAAAGGCGAAGTGCTTTTAAGCATTTTAAGCTCGCTGGCGCAAGACGAATCACGGTCAATTTCGGAAAATTCTACCTGGGGTATTAGAAGGCGGTTTGAGCAGGGAAAGATTCAAATTAACCATGTTAAGTTTTTGGGTTATGACAAGGATGAAGATGGTAATCTTATTATCAACGAAAAACAAGCCAAAATTGTCCGGCGGATTTACACAGAATTTCTTAACGGAAAAGGGGCCAACAGAATTGCCAAGGACCTGGAGCTTGATGGTGTTCCTAATTGGAATGGCAAGTCGAAGTGGTATGAAGGTAGTATCCGGAAGATGCTTTCTAACGAAAAGTATAAAGGCGATGCTTTGTTGCAAAAGAGTTATACGGTTGATTTTTTGAGCAAAAAGCGAGTCGAAAATACAGGACAAGTACCACAATATTTGGTGGAGGATAGTCATCCAGCCATTATTGATAAAGAGATGTGGGAGGCGGTACAGCTTGAGATGGAGCGTAGAAAGGCTTACGCATTGGAGCATGGCATTCAGAAGCTGGAATACGCATCAACCGATAACCCTTTTGCCGGAAAAGTTATATGCGGCTGCTGCGGTAAGATTTTTGGTAGGAAGGTATGGAATAGTACTGATGAAAGGCACAGACGAATAATTTGGCGATGTAACGGGAAGTATCCGGCCAAAGGGAAAAAGGGCTGTATTAGTAAACATATTGATGATAGAGTTTTGTATCAGGCTTTTGTGGGTGCATTTAATATAATGGTTGAAAACAAGGACTATTTTATGGAGAAGTGGCAGGAACGGTTGGAAAGCGATAACGTGCTGGTGCGGTATAAGGCTAAGCAGTTTATGGGAATATTGGCGGATAGTCAAATGATGGAGACATTTGATATAGCTTTGTATTTTGCCTTGGTAGAAAAGATAACAGTTTATGACGGTGGCAGATTGATGGTAAGTTTACTTGATAGGACCGATGTTGAGTGTGAAAGTGAATAG